TACATTGCTTCTTCTGCAAACTTATGTACTTGCATTTCTTCATCTGTACCTAAACTATCACTTATGTATTTTAATATAACAGTTTTTCCATTTATAAAAGAACCAAAGTGTATATTGCCTCTTATTTCATCAATAAAAAAAGTACCATTGTCTTGAGCGTGTTGAGGGTCTATACCATATCTTTGACCTTCAACAAAATCATAATCTCTATCATCATAATCTCTTAAATCTCTATTAGAAGTTTCTATTTCTTTAAACCTGTCTCTTGTAGTTGAGGTTCTTGGGTCTATTTTTAAACTATCAACTGCACCGTCAAACTCAACTGAAATATCATCTATAGTGTTAGTTTGTTGAGTATCGGTTCCACTAGTACCAAGAGCACTCCATATTGTTCTCATTTGAACTACTACATATAAAGTGTCGTAAGCAGAAACATCTATGTTTGTTAATTCTTTATCAGTCGCCGTGGCGTTACCGTCGTTCCACTCAATAAAAGCAACGTCAGGGTTTGTAACATTAATTTGGTGACTAGCGTTATAAGGATTATAAGGGTTTGTAAAGTTACTACCTGGCACAGTGCTTAAACCTAGTTTTATAATACCATTACCGTGTATTGTTCCAGCGGCAGCAGAAGTTGCTGTTGCAGATATACTAACAGTATTGTAATTTGAAACATCTATTTCTTGCCATACTGAATAAGCTCTACTAGCTGGAGCACTTAAATATTCAAAATTATTTGTAGTTATAGACAATTTACCACTAGCAACTTCTATTTTATCTGGCACAGTATTACCACTTAAATCAACATGATTACTTTTTACAGTACTATAATTCCAAGGTGAATCTTGTAGTAACGAAGCAAAATCACCATTTACTACTAAATTTTCATCTGATTGAAATATATAGGAGCCATCACTGCTTTGATCTATTTTTTGTGGATTAGAAGTTTTACTTGTAGGTATTAATACGTGTTCTATACCAGAGCTATCTATAGAAACTAATTTTACATAGTTAACATAGTCATGAGGTAAAGGCATTGTTAAAGAAGGTGGTACAACTATTTCTTGAGACTTTATAGATTTTAACGTATCAAAAGACAGTTGTTGTAAAGCTCTCATACCGTGAAACTGTACATCAACTTTTCTAGCTTTAGTTATTAATTTATCTTCACCAACATAAACTACCATAAATTGGTTTATAATATCTTCTAAACTTACAAACTGATAGTTACCATAATTATTAGGACTTTCGTAATATTGCTTTTGTGTTTTATTTAATAAACCCATTTATTTAAGATTTTTCTTGTTGTATATTTTTTATTTCTTCTTGAGCAGCTATTTGATATAAATTAAGATCCATAGTTATACCCGCTAGTTGTAATATTTTAAATATTAAATTATTTTCTTCAGACTTGTGTAATTCAAAATCAACTGCGCTTGTTGAATCGTATAATGCTTGTTCATTTACTACAACGTAACTCCAATTAGGTTTTTTTGGTTTTCTTATATAGTCAGCAAAAACTTGTTGTCTTCCACTTTGTATTTCTAAATCTTTTAGCCCTATGTAAGGAGATATTTTAATTCTATCTTTTGCATTACCTAAAGTTGATTCATCATAGTACCTTATGTATTTAGGATAAAGCTCTGTAGGTTCTAATAGCTTGCTAGCAGTTATTTGTCTATATTCTTCTAAAGAACTTATAGGATCTGCTGTTTTTAAACTTCCATTTTTATATCTTCTATAAATAGTACCAAGTTTAAACATATCAAATATATAGTCGTTTAAATGTATGTCTCCAAAATCATTAAATAAAGTTAAAGGCCTTTGTCTTCTTTTGAAAAAACTTATTTTTTCTTCTAAGCCAGACAATGGATCAGAGAAATCAGTTTGATTACCAGGTACTCTATTAAATTGATTTATGTCAAAAAAATATTGTTCAAATATATTCATTTGCGCTTGGTCTGCAAATAAATTAAATTCTTGAGGCGTTATATAACCTCTTTGTTCTTTATTAGCTATTGCTAAAACTTTTTGATATACTTTATCTATATTTATTCCGAAATCCATATTTTTTTATTGTAGTTTGCGATCGCCCCGTAGAGCGACCGCTTCTACAGTTTGATTAATTTAATCTTTTTTCTATATTTGCATATATTTCCATACCTTCATCAGTTTTAAACCAATGTGCTAAAGCAGTGTATGGATGCTCATCAAATGGAACTGTCATTATAGGTCTATTATTTGATCCCCATAAAAAGTTTCTTTGATCATTGCTTAATTTAATAATACCAAGCTCTGTAGCTTTAATACCAAAGTTTCTAAGCTGAACATTATCATCAGTAGCTAACTCTAAGAACAAAGTAGGATTATTACGAGCAAACACTAGTAAATCTCTTCTAAGTTCTTTAGAACTCATCTTAGACACGTTAGAACCTTTTTCTACTCTCATAATAGCTTCTGCCATTTCAATATCCATATCTCTAGCTACAACTATTGCATCAGCTTCTAACTCTAATATTTCTATTTCTTCTGCAGCTTCTTGTGCAGGTTGATATTCTGTATATATAGAATTTTTATGTGGGTGATATAAAGACAAAAGCTTTTGTAAAACTGTTTTTTCTTTTTCTACAAACAAGCTTCCGTTTCTAAAAATAATATGAGCTAATCTTTGATCACCTTTCATTTCGTCAACAAATGGTGTTCTTTGATTTTCGCAATATTTTAATTCTCTTTCGTAACCTTTTTCCGCGTCAAAATAATAAATTCCAGAACCTCTTAACATATAAGATAAAGGTCTTTTATTGCCTTTTAAATTATAAACTCTATCTTTTATTTCCCACTTTGGTTCAGCAGGTTTAACTTTTTTAGGTTTTGGTGTTTCAACAATCGGTGTTTCAACAACAGGTACCTCTACCTTTTCTTGTTTTTTTGCCATAATATAATATATAATAAAATTAATAAAAAGAAAGGGTCGAGGCCGAAGCCTCGATCCTTAAAATAGTTTACTTCAATAACATAAAGTTGTTAGCACCTTGAGTGATTAAACATCTTTCAGTTAAGAAATGTAGTTGCATTGCATCTAAAGCAGATGTAGCAGCGCCAACAGAACCAGTAACCCAAGTCTTCATTCTTCGGTCATCAGTTTGTGAAGCTCTATATCTTACGTGTAAGAAAGGACGCTTCATGCTTTGTCCAACAGTTTGGTCATAAACTGAAGAAGTACCAGCAGGAATTAAAACCCCTCTAATCGCAGAACCAGCAGCAGCAGCATCATTAATACCACCTCTTGTAGCTTTGTCATTTAAGTATCTGAAGTCAGACTTGTAGAAGTCATAAGAACCTCTTCTGAAACCAGAGAAACCTAAATTTAACGCCATGTCTTCAGAGTTGTTGAATACTCCGTACGAAGTACCACCAGCTCCGTAAGAGTTCATTGAAGCTAACATGTCGTCAATAGCTAGGCTAGTTGATCTGTTAACAAACATCATGTACTCTTCGATAGCTCCTTGCTTGTCAAACTCAGCAAGTATCGCATCAAACTCAGCTAAATCAGTAGCAGCGTTAACACCGTTAATACCAGTAGCTACGTTACCTCTTGACTCAACAGCTGCAAATAAACCTTCAGTACCTACGTTTCCAGCACCAGCAGCAGATCCAGTAATTGTAGTTCCATCAGCAACAGAACCAACAACGTTTAATTCACTTTCTAACATTGCCATTTCAATGTAGTCAGTAAATCTTGATCTAGTGTCAGCTTCAGCTTTTAGGTACCATAAGTAACCTGATTGCCCGTTTTCAGCAGATATTTCAACCCAACCAACTCTTGAAGTGTCAGAACCAGATATTTCGTAGTAATCTTTCATAATAATCGGCTTATTAGAAAAAGATTTGAAAGTTGGTTCGTTAGCACCTCTTTGATCTGAAGTGTTAGTAGTACCAGCAGGTAAAGTATAGTTCATACCTTTTCCAAACTCAGAACCATAAACTAGTATAGTAGTACCATCAGTTGTAGTATTAGCAGATAAGTTAGCTTGTCCATAAGGAGCAACATCGATAACTTCGTCAGCAACTAAAGTTACTAAACATTTGAAAACACCATCAGAGTTAGAAACAATAATAGTATCGTTAACTCTAATACCGTGGTTAGCAGCAGTAAAACCTGAAGTACCATCAATATCGTTTTCAATTGTAATTTGTGAAGTAGCACCACCACCAGCGTTAGCACCACCTGCAGCAGATGATACATTACCTGTATATGAAAGGTGTAGTCTTGACTGCTCAGACCAAACAACTTGATCAGAAGTCATAGACTCTTCAGCTCCAACTTGTGATAAGAAACCTGAAATAGTTCTCGGTCCAAAAACTTCAGCTTCTTTCTCCATTAGGTCTGGTAAATATTGTTGCGCCCAGTCATTATCACCAGACGTAAAATCTAAATAGTTTGTTGCAAGTGTTTGCTTTTGTGAAGCAGGTACACTGTTTAACAACAACCCGTTTTGAATACTCATAATTATTTATTTTAAATTAGTTATTATTTATTTTTAATTTTAAACTTAAAAGTAGGAGAAGTATCATCGTTAAGCACTCTAACTTTAGGACCGCTTGTGTTGTCGTTTGAAAATGCTTGCCTTGGGTCCATGTTTATATTTTTGGCCTTAGCAACACTTTCTTTCATAGCATCAGCTTTACCTTGCTCATAAAAGTGCTTAGCAATAGCGTCGGGATTCATTGCTGTATATAGAGATTTATGATAACCTTTAGCATCTGACATTTCATTATTTTCATTCAAGAACTTCTTGACAAAATTATTAATGTCGCTTTGAGTTTCTTTTACCTCACCAGCGTTCTTCACGTTAAACCGATATTTTTTATCACCGACGTTATATTCAAAACCTTTGAATTTATCGTTAAAAACTTGTTGTGTTTTTAATTTAAAAGTATTAGTTTGTTTTTCCGCTATTTTTTTGTTCTCTTCGCTTTCTTTGTTGTACCTATTAAAAAAGTTAATTGCTTTTTGCTGCTCACTCGTGAGCTTGCTTCCAGCTTTAACTTCTTCATAGTATCTGGACTTTTGCCCGTCCAAGTGGCTTTTAGCGTTGGCAACTTGCTCTTTTAACGCTATTTTCTTTTTTCTTATTTCTCTATCGTCGTCTTCTTCTTCATCATAAGAAAATGAATCTTCAATTAAGAAAGTTATTTCATCATCTGTAAGATGTTTTTTAGTTTGTTTATAATACTCTCTTAATATTGTCATATCGTCGTAACTAGAATAATCTTGATTAAGACGCACGTAATCTTCTAGTGTACCACCAGTTTCTTCCATAAAATCTACAACTTTTTGTAAATTTTCAGGTATTGCCTTACCAGTTTCTCGAGCTTCAGCTACAGCCTCTTCAACTTGTTCAGTTAATTCTTCTGTTTGTTCTTTAACTTCTTCTTCTGTTACTTCTTCAAGAACGGGTGCTTCATCTTGAACGGTATCGGGTTTTTCCTCTCCGGCAGGTTCTTCATTTGTTTCTTCGACGATTTCTTCGACCACTTTTTCGCTAGTTTCGGATTTGTCGCGTACAGGAACCTCATCTGTGCTTTGCTCTGGAACGGCATCTGTTTCTGGTTTTTTAGTTAAATCTACTTTGATGACATTGTCATCTTCCTGTTTGTTTTGTTTTTTAAGATCAACTTTTACAACGTTGTCTTCAGTAGCCTTTTCGACTACTTCTTCTTTTTTCTTTTTTGCCATAATATAATATAATAATAATTAATAATTTTTATCTAGGATCAAAGCTTCCTAAATTAAATCCTCCTCCTAGTATATCATTACCTGCAGACTCGAAGTTTTTAGGTGCTTTATCACTTTTTCTTTGATCTATAAGCTCACTTTGTTGTGTAGCCTGTATTCTAGTTCTTTCGTCTTTACGATCTTCTTTTTCTTTTTCTTTTGATTTTTGAGCTTCAACTTCAGCGCTTTTTAACTGCATGTTCATCTGAAATTCTAATTGCATTAATTCTTTTTTATGCTGAACTTCTTGTTGCATTTTTTGAAATTCAAGTCTAGCTTTAACTTGTTCTAATTGTGCTTCTGCTTGTGCTTTAATTTGGTTTTTTTGTATTTCGGCTTGAGCTGCTACTTGTTGAGTTTGTGCGTTAGCTTGCGCTTGAGCCTGTATATTTTGTTGTGCTATTTGTTGATCTTTAGCAATTTTCTTTTGTCTTCTTAATTTTAAAAGTTGATTTGCTAATTTCACATTTTTTATTTCTCTAATATCAATAGCATCTTCAATGTCTATAGTATTTTGAGATAAAGCAATTTGTATGTTATTTTCAAGCTTTGCTTTTTCTTCTTCGTCAGGTTGTAATTCTATAAATATACCAAAATCATATAGGTAAAGATCACTTATTTCTTCAAGTGTAGCTAAATTATGACCGCCTATTTTTTGTAAAAACGCGTCTTTTGTTGGAGAATATTCTAGTATATCAGATATTCTTAAAGATAAGCACTCGGCTATTTGAGAAGTTAAATATAAACCAGACTGTAATATATGTCTTGTCGCTGTATTAGAATTAGCAGCAGCTAATTTTTGCACACCAACTAAAGCGTTTGGATCTGGAGTACTGCCGTCTCTAGCTTCATTTAGCCCGGTAGTGTCTCTAATCATTTGTAAATAATAATTGTAATTAGTTATAAGAGCTTGTATTTTATTACCACCGCTACCACTAGTTATTTCTTGTATAGGTACTTTGCCGGGATTCATATCGCCTTCACTTGTAAACGATCTACCGATCACAGACCCTGTTTGGAAAAACATGTTTAAAGCTTCTTGTGGATTATAATTTGTTCCGTTGCCTAAATCTATTTCAGCTAAACCATCAGCATCAAGATAAACACCATCTGGAACCATTCTAGACATTATTTGTTGCAGCTTTAAGTGTGTTAACTGTATCATATCTGCAAAACCAGTAATACGTTGTACTAATGACTCTATACGACCTTTATACATACGTGGAGCTACAATAGCATAATTCATTTTAACTTTAGTAAAATCACTTTTAGGCCTCATCATATTTCTAGCCATTTCCCACTTAAGTAGTTTATCTGTACCTAATATTAACGCGCCGTCGTATAAACACTCTATTGATCTATGTAGTTTGCCAAAATTATCAGAATCTTCTGGTGGATTAAAAGTATCATCTTTTGCTAATATTTTTTCAGCGCCAGTGCCAGTTTCTTTTACTTTATAAACTTCATTCATATAAGTTTTATAATTAAAATATAAAACTTGAACTTTATTATTGTCTTCTTCTTTAGAATTATAAGCGTTATTATGATAATTAGCTTGTTGATAGCTTTTGCTTTTGATTATGCTATCAAGCTCTTCGTGGTCTAAATGTGGAAATTGTTTTACAAGTTCGTTAATAGGTATATTTTTTACTTCACCAACATAATATATATCATCAAAATATGGCGATTCAGTATATGAATAAACTAAATCGGCAGGATCAACATATTCAATAACAACACCTTCAGAAGTATTAAATGATGTTTTTACTGCCCCAGTACCCAACACAGTAAGATCGTAGTAGAAACGCTTTCTTATTAAATCAAAATTACTACCTTCCATTAAAACGTTTAAAGCTTGTTCTTCTGCAAGCTCAACACTTTGTTTATAAGTTAATTGCATATGCAACTGTAGCTCTTCTTCAGTTTCAGGAAGCTGTTCTGTTCTTGTTTTAGTTAAATTTATTCCTATACTATTTCTAATAAAATCATCTAAATCTCTAGCCATCATATCATCAAGAATATCTTGCATGTATTGAGTTCGCTTTTCAACTCCGTATGGATCTTGAGAATATGCCTTTATGTCATATAAACGATCAGACAAACCATTTACAACTATATCTACAAACTTAGGTATAATAGGCACTGGTTTCCAGTCTAAATTTAAATAAGATAAATCACCATTTATAGATAATTCATCTTTATATTTTTGTATTGATTGTTCACCTCTTGCGTATAATCTAAGGTTATGAAAGTTGTTGTGGTTTGTTTTATATCTATTAGTACCTCGCTCAGTATGAAACCACTCAGCTTCAATAGCTTTAGCTACTTTTAAACCATAGTCGTAACTCATTTTTTCAACATCACTTACAACTTGAGATGGGAAATAACTTCTTATAGCCATATTTATTTTTTAATTATTTTTGACATATTACCTTTGTTTGAATATTTAGCAATACTTATGTTTAGTTTTGGTTTTTCTACTGTAGCGTTTGGTCTATATAAATGCCTATTACAAGCCATTATTGCAAGACCAGAACTAATAGAAGCATCGTGTTTTGTTCTTTTGTTTATATCAAATTTAGCCCAGTCATTTAACAACTCATTAAAATAACAATTACCAAATTGACCTTCAGCGTTCATACCCACGTGGCTTTGTATATACATTTCAATAGCTGCGGCATGCGCTTGTTTAATGTCTTCACTAGAGTTTGGTATACCACCTATTTCTTTTTCAGCTGTAGATAATTTGTTCCAAACTTTATCAGGCCTATTCATACTAAAACCTCTGTAACCACGTCTTCTTAAATAATACAATAGACGAGGTTTGTTGTTTTCTGCAAGTAAAGGCATCCCGTAAAATACTAATGCCATTAGAACGTCTTCAAAAAACATCTCTGCAGTCTGAGGTCTAGCTATGTATTCTAGAAAAAACTGATTAGCAGGCGCATCTTCCATGCTAAACTTAGTTAAACCGTGTAAAGCTCCCTTAGAGCCTTTACCATCTACAGTTCCTGATATGTCATATGAGTCACAACCAAAAGCGCCCATATGTTCATTACCAGGATATTTTATACCATTTTTAATTACAATTTTATTTTGTATATTTGTTGGTGGTACCCAACTTACTTTAAATCTACCTTGTGGATCTGGATAAAATATAACACTTGTGTCTTTTACACCGTTAACCCACTGAAAACTACCTGTTGAAATACCTAACGTTCTTGACATTTCTTCATTGTAGTCTATTTGCTCGTATATTTTTACTAAATTAAATATACTATTTTTAGTTTCATCTCTAAACGCGTGTTCTTCAGTTCTTGGAAACTGTCTGTAAAACTCGTTTAACGCGTCTTGATCTCCTTTTAAACCATCAGCTTCATTTTGCCAGTGGTCTATTACACCTACATCTATTAACTCTCCATGGGGGTCAAAGACGTCATCACTCGGAGTATTGAAGACTGGGCTTCCGTGCT